TTGAGTACATAATTTTATTTTTTTAAAATATTTATAAACTTTTTAAAATTTTTTAGATTTTTTTAATTATGTACTCAAAATTAAAAATGATATATAAATAATAAAATACTAAATAAAAATAATGATTAAAAAGACAACTATTAAACTTGATATTGAAATTAATGAGGATAATACTTCGTCTAAAGAAATCGAATATAAGAATTATTCAAAAAATAGAGATAATGTAGAAGATATGCTCACATATAAGAATTTAATTAAATATGATGCTGAAGGTAAAAAATTTTATAATACAGAAACCTTCAATAAAATTAAAAAAACACATGATTTAGTCGATGAATTAGTTGGTAATAGTTCTAATAAAGATGAATGGAAGATTTTAGAATATAAAAACCATATATTGGAAAAAGATTATACACAAATTTATGATAATATTAAATTAGATATTAATTATGAAATAATTAAAAATATTGAAGATAAAAAATATTTAGTGAATAAATAAATTATATTTATATTATTAAATTATAGATAATGAATAATAATACCTTTAATAACGATACATTTGATAATAATACTAATATATGTTCTGATGATTGTTGGAAAAGTGCTAAAGATTTACATAATAATAAAATAGAAGGATATAATATATATCCTAATAATCTAGTTGATTGCGTTAGTCCGTACGTAAGAATGCCTGAAATGTATTTAAATCATCCAAATCTTCGAGGACGTCCTGGATATGGTTTAGCTGATGATTGTCTAATTGATAAATATTCAATGTTAAGAAATAACCCTTTATCGATGACTCAAGATAAATGTAAAATACAATTAAATAATAGAATTTTTACAGCGGGTCCAAATTTAAGATGTGGAAAAACAGATATTGGAAAAGAATTAGAGTTAATAGAAGGTATGGATACTAATAATGTTAGATGTAAAAAGCAAATTATGGAAGAAGAAATGAATAATTTTATGCCTTTATTAGATTGTGTGAAAGATATTCAAAATCCAGAAAATATAGTTCCAAAATGGACAAATGGAGGCGAAGATACTCGATCCTATATTCATAGAACTGAATTTAATAAAAATTGTAATTGGATTGGAAGAAATAAAAACTTTTCTTTATTATAAAGAAGAGAGTAGATGAGTTTTAATAGAACCACGTATGATACTTGTTCATATAAACAAGAATTGCAAGATAACGTAAGTACATTAAGTTATTTATTATCACCTTACAGATACGAACATGAAAATAAATGTAGACACCAACTAGGTTTTGTTGGAGGTACTGTTGTATCTCATATACAAGGAAATCTTGTAGATTTAGATAGTGAATTAAGAGGACAAACTAGAATTATATCAAAATGCGGAACTAATCAATATGTCCCTACAAATGATGGAATTATTAAAAATGATAAAACGCAACCTATAGACACAACTATGTTACATTTACCTGCGTGCCAATCAATAATGTATAGAGAAGTTCCTATGCCGCCAAAAATAAATTATGATAAATGTAAATAAATATTGTATATGCTAAATTTTAAGAAAAAATTAATTATTTTTATATATATTTTAATCAAAACTTATAATAATATATGTTAGAATTGCTATTTACATCATTGAAGATTTAAAATGAGGCAAAAGTTTATAAAAAATATATAATTTCATATAATTTCATATAATTTCATATACTTCGAAGTTTGCTTATTTTAAATCATGTAAATTTTGGTTATAGAACACATCGTATAATATTAATGTTTTAATTAATGTTTTAATTAACGTTTTAATTAACATAAATTACCTATATAATTTACAAAAAAATACCATAATAGATATATAGGTCCTAGCAAAAATGCAAATATTGCAAATAAAAATCTATAAAAAAAGTTTCTAATAGTACCTTTCCATGTACATTTAAAAGACAAATATCCTGCTATTGCAGATATAAAAAAAGTTAATATATATAATAATGCAACAAATATTTTATCAGTTATATCCCATTTATAATAAAAATCTGGATTATACCCCATGATATATAAATATACCCTTTCAATTGATGTATAACTATGTATTATTTCATTTTCATTATATGTAAAGTTTTCAAAATTTAATAAAATATTAGGAAATAATAAACTTATTAACATATCTATTTATTTACGCATAAAATAATATATTATTTTATTAGATATGAACCAATATATAGATACAAGATTAAATTATGATAGTTGTAGTTATAAAGAAAAATTGAGAAGAACTGTTGGACCAGGTCTATATCAATTAGATGTCCCGTCTAATGATTGTGAAGAATGTTATAGAGATATACCCGCAGACCCATCCCTTAGATATCAAAATTACGGACATAACACTTGTAGTATGAAGAATGCTATTGATGATTCAAATGAATTACTAGGATTAAACTATAAAAATACAAAATGTAATGATCAAGAATATATGCCTGGTAAATATAATAAAACAGGATGTGATATAAAGGGTAGTGTTGATGCTAGACAATGTATGATACCTCGCGAAGATACGCGTTTATCTAATCCTCCTTGTACATTAAAAGAAACTGGTATAAATAGATGGGAATGGATATGTTATGACCCGCAAGAAAAAGCAATTGAACAATTTGATAGAATACCTGTTAATTATAGAATGGTTGCTAAAGATAATCATATTCCGTGTATTGATAAACCACAAGATCAATCTATATTTTTTCCAAATAGTAAAGTAAATAATAATAATTTAGAAACATGGAAAAATTGCAATCAAAACAAACAATATACTCCCGGTTATCCTGAAGGTTCTATGTATCATGGAGTATCTTGTAAAAATTATTAAATATATAAATGTATATAATTTATTGTATTTTTTATCCTTTATTCAGTAGAGATAATAAAGAATGAATGTATCATCTAATAATATACCATCTATGAAAAATATATATAATTCTACATATTGGAATAATGTTAAAAAAGATGAACAAGAAAGAAGTAATAACTTATATAAAAAATCACAAAAACCATATGAAACAGGTATAATATCTAAAAATGCAACATCGGATTCTTTTAGAAGAAATTTTTATTCAGAAATTAATAATAATGAAGAAGAATTTATAAATGATTATACATATTCCTTAACAGGTGAAAAAGTAAATAATTCATCTTTAACACATAACAATATGACACCTTTTCTTAAAAAAAATGTAACACAAAATACGAATATTGAAAATATGTATCCTGTTCTTGATAATATATCTGGAATTAATTCTTTAAAACAACAAAAACAAGAAATACCATGTATGTTTAAACCTGAAATTAACGTAGGCGGAGATATATGCGGTATGAAAAATAATGATGATTTTTATAAATCTAGAATAGAATTATCGGAAGTTGCAAATAATTTTTTTCCAATAGAAAAAATACGCGTTGGTCCAGGATTAAATCAAGGTTTCAATGGAGGAGGTACCGGTGGTTTTCATCAAGGTGATACATTAGATTATGCTAAACCTAGAAATTTAGATGAATTGAGAAGTAAAATAAATCAAAATCAAAAGTATTTTGAAATACCTGTAAAGGGTCATGTAAAAGGTCCTGATAGACGTGGAGAAATTGCAAATATGACTAAACAAAGACCTGATACAGTATTTGAACAAACAGAAGATAGATGGATTAAAACAACCGGTGCTAATTCTAAGGAAACTTTAAGAGCCGCTCAAAATATTCGTCCAACAACTAGACAAGAATCGCATATAGAATACAAAGGTCAAATTTCTAGAACTGAATTAAAACAAGGAATTAACGATGACTACGGAAAAAGTAAAATCATACTATATAATAATGAAAGAGAAACAACGGGTTCTCGTTCTGTAGTTACAAATGTAACTAGTATAGTAAAAGCATTAGTCGCGCCTATCATGGATGCTTTAAAATATACCAATAAAGAATATACTATTGAATCTGCTAGAGGTGTAGGAAACCCTAGTATACAAATACCTTCTAAAGCGACATTATATGATCCTGTAAATCATATAATGAAAACAACTGTTAAAGAAACAACTATTCACGATACAGAGGCAGGTAATTTAACAGGAAATAAAGAGACCTATACTGCATATACAGATAATGCAAAAACAACTACCAAAGAAACAACTATTCATGATAGCGAAACAGGCAATTTAACAGGAAATAAAGGAACATATTCAGCATTAATAGATAATGCTAAAACAACTACTAAAGAAACAACTATTCATGATAGTGAAACAGGTAATTTAACAGGAAATAAAGAAACATATTCATCTTTAACAGATAATGCAAAAACAACTATTAAAGAAACAACTATTCATGATAGTGAAATAGGTAATTTATCAGGGAACAAAGAAACATATACGGCATTAAATGATTTAGCTAAAACAACTACAAAAGAAACATTAATACATGACACTATTTTAACAAATATTAAAGGAAAAAATGGAGCATATTTAAAAAATGAAGATGATGCTAAAAAAACTTTAAGACAAACTTTACCTACCGAAGATACTTTTAGAAATATAGGAGGTGTTGTATATAAAGTAACTTTATATGACCCTGATATAGTAGCAAAAACAACAACCAAAGAAACAACAATAATTGGAAAATCTGAATACGGATTTATTGGTGGTATGATAGAAGGTTTATTTGGTGGCTATTTAAATAAAAATGTAGAAATGAAAAATACTCAAAAACAATTCACAAATGTAAATGAATATGGTATTGCGGGTTCAACGGGAGAATATCGACAACCTGATAGAACCGCAGAAGAAAATGCAGAAATAGATGGAACTAGAGAAGCAATTTTAATTGCTGCTGGACACACGCCAAATCCTGGAAATATGAATATTAATTTAGATTCTGGAGACATTGATATGTATAGTAAGAAACCAGTTGAAAATAGTTTTCCTGCGAGAGAAATAAGTAATATCGGTGTAGTATATCAAACTTCTCCTACATTAGATAATTGTGGTATAACAAAAATTCCAAATAAAATGAATGCTTATTCAAATCGTCTTGATAGTGATTTATTAGAAACAATAAATAAAAATGATTTAATGAGAACACAAAAAATAAATCCTATAATGTCTGGGTGCAAAATATAATAAATAGGTATATTATATATAATATGGGAGCAACTACTTCAATGTCCTGCTCTTGTAGTTTAATAGGTTAAAGCATTGGTCTTATGAGACAAAAATTGAGTTTTCAAGTCTCCCTCAGAGCACCTTTATTTTTTTATTGCTTATTATAAGAAATTTATAATATAAAAAAAATGTAAAACAATCTGCCGATAATTACAATATATCATTGGATAATTTATTAACAAAAGCACCTTCAATAATGAGAAAAAACATTAAGAATCTTGAAATAATACATAATTTAAAGTTTTATAAAATAAAAATAGGAGATATAGTATTAAACTATAATGTACATCAATATAATAATTTACAAGAAATAATTAACGATACAAATAAAATTATGAACTATACCGAAGGGGAACTTATTAAAGTTCCAAATATTAATAGTGATTCAGCCAAAACAATTTATTTGAAATATTTGAAATTAATAAAGGAAATTGTATATAATAATATTTCACAATTATTAGGATTACTCACTGAATAAATATGCCATTCTCTTCAAAATGGTATAAGTTTTCAAGAAATAGAGAAAAATATTCAATCTAATGCTCTTTTCTTAACATAAGATTTACTATGGTTGTACTATCAAGCGTAATATATTTTTGTACGATGTCTGACCTTAAAGGAAAAACATAGATTATAGCAAGGGTTATTGATTTATAATTTATAAAGCATTTTTAATTTTATCAAAAAACTTTATATTCGCTGTAATCATTCGATATTCTTATCTATTTATCAATTGTTAGTGGTAAAGAAGAAGTTAAAATATCAAAAAATTATATATATATAATAGAATGGAATGGAATTAAATATATTTTACAATTACAAAAATCTAAAAATTAATGTTGATGAAAAAATATTTGATTTATTATATAAATGGAAAAGCAATAACGGCGATGCGTTGTATGCAACTATAAATTATAAGCGTATAATAGATTTTTTGATTTTATTTAATCTCTTTTACAATAAAAAAAAATGCCTAATTGAATTTAATGATGAATACAAAAATAATATTATACCACAATATATAAGTGCATGTGAAAAAAAAATAGGGTATAGATTATGTATAGAAGAAGAAATTAAAACAATATTACTCTTATTCAAAAATATCAATAAAACACCACTATTTAGACAAGTTTATCCTAAAACATTAAAATCAAAATTTATGACTTTATATCGTGGTTTTCAGAATGATAGATATAGTGGTTTTTTTCATATTTTAGATCATGATAATTTAAAAATAAATTCTATAATAACTACACCGACCTTTTTGTCTACAACAGTAATAAAATATACAGCATTATTTTTCATAAGAAGTTCTTTATATGAAGTTCAAGGTGTAGATATTAACAAAACAATAATGTGGAAAATTAAAATTCCTAATGATAAATTGATGGATTTTCCATACACCTATTTAGGAAAAAATGTTAATTTAAATAAATTAAAAAAATTTAATAATCCTAATTTTAATGATGAAACATTTATAAATAAATTTATAAATGATTATGAATGTGAATTTTTACTAAATATTGGAGCTTCATTAAAACTTACTTCGATAAAATATAAGTCAATAAATGATAAATTATTTGGTAAGTTAAATTTTAAACTATTGACTTTTGAGTTTTTAGGATATAATAAAATATACCAAAATATGTTTTTGAAAAATATGAAAGAATTCAAAAAATGTTTATATGTAAATGCACCTCATGTTAAACCTTTGTATTATTGTAAAAATCCAAAAAGGTTATTAAAATGTACTGTTATATAATTTATATCCGTCATACATTTAACAACACATTGATTATTATAGTATCATAGTCGAGGTTTACACAATTCAAAAATAACTGAACAATTTAGGAAGAACAACAATGAATTTTTTATTGTATTATTTATAACATTTCTTACATTAGAAACGAAAAGTTAAAGAATTAATAAATAAAAATAGTAAATTATTTTATTTAGTATCGTTATCAACATTATACAAATAGTATAGAACTTTTTCAAAATTACAAAAGAAGCAAGGGCTATTATATGATGATTTACACCTTTGAAGTCTATGAATTAATGTCTCATTTTAAATCTTCAATGGTGTAAATCTTTGAAGGGGTTGAGATAGTGTAAATAAAACGGATATAAGAATTAGTTATATTATATATAATATGGGAGTAATTCCTCTCATATACATACAGCTCTTGTAGCTTAATCGGTTAAAGCGTTGGTCTTATGAGCCAAAGATTGGGAGTTCAAGTCTCCCCGAGAGCATTTTCATTTTTATAATTTATTATATTTAATATAATACTACTTAATGAATATAAGAAATATCTATAATATTTAAGATTATAGGTTTTGTCTTTCTGTAGAAAAAGAGTACATAATTAAAAAAATTTTGTAAATTTATAAAAACTTTTAAAAGTTTAAGAAAAATAAAATTATGTACTCTTTTTATATAATATAAAAGTTGCAACATCATACATTTTCATTGCTTATAATTATTGTAAATGATATATAAATAATTAAATATAACACAATATATAAAATGAATACCGATGACCCTCTAAGAAAATGTGAAAAATGTAATATAACAAAACCGAATAGTCTATTTTATAAATATAAATATTGTAAAAGATGTCATATAAAAAATTATATAAAAGAACATATTCTTACAGCAAGAATTGCAAATCATCTAAATTTATCAATAGATGAAATAAATAATATAATGGAAAATAGAGATAATGTAAATGATTTTACGAGAAATCTTCTTGGAGAACACGAAAGATATGATGAAGTAATTCAATATTTTACAGGAAATAGAGATAGTACAATAATTACAGAAGATGTTATTGATAACTTTTTAGATGAAAATATTGTATCTTTGTAATTCTTCGATAGTGTAAATAAAATATATATAAGAATTAAATGTATTATATATAATATGAGAGCAATTCCTCTCATATACATACGCCTGCTCTCGTAGCTTAATCGGTTAAAGCGTTGGTCTTATGAGCCAAAGATTGGGAGTTCAAGTCTCCCCGAGAGCACTTTTATTTTTATAGCTTTTTATAAGATATATTAATTATAATAAGTTTCATATAAATATATTTTGAGATATAAAATATAAATGAATAAAATTGCCTTTATATTTTTGATATATAATGTTATAAATCACGAAGAATTATGGCATATGTTCTTCAGTAATATAGATAAAAATAAGTATAGTATTTATATACATTATAAATATAATGAGCGTTTAGATTTTTTTGAAGAATATAAGGTTGAAAAAAATATTCCAACTAAATATGCTGATATTTCAATAGTTAAAGCACAAAATTTTATGTTGTCAGAAGCATTGAAAGATAAAAATAATACTCATTTTATATTTGTTTCTGGTTCTTGCATACCATTAAAACCATTTGATTATATTTATAATAATTTAGAAGAACAATATTCTTATTTTCATATAGCAAATCCAGAAGAATGTCTTCCTGATTGTATAGATGCGTTAAAATATATAGATATTAAATTTTTAAATAAAGCATCGCAATGGTGTATACTCAATAGAAAACATAGTGATTTGTTAGTTAATAATACAGAATATATTAAATGGTTTAATAATGCTTATGCTGCCGATGAATTATGTTATATTACTTTTTTATCATACACATATGGAGATAGTTTGTATGATGAAATTAAGGCGACATCTTATAATTTACCTCCTGAATTAGCAACTACATTTGCTAATTGGGAAGGTATGAATTATAAATATGTATCAGAAAAAGAATTAAAAAATTATATTCATATAACACAATCAGAACTTATACATTTATTAAAAAGTCCATGTTTTTTTGGAAGAAAATTTAAACCAATTGCGGCTCATTCAATTAATAAAGATTTTTATTTAGATTATATAGTTAAAAATATCAAAGATAAAATATTTTATTAATCATACTATACTATCATTATTATCACTTAACATATCATATTTTCTTTTTTGTCCAATAGAAGGCATAATATAGTTCTTATAAAAAAACAAATATTTTTGAGGAATATCTTTAACATTATTATATTTATTAACGATAATTTCACCTGCTTTTTGATATAGATTTTCATTATAACTATCCATTTTGTATAATTATATACTCTAATACTTTAATATTGAATCAATTTTTATGTTTTTTATAAATATTTTTATATAATGAAGTTTTGTAACCACTGCTTTTGTAAAATTAAGCTATTTTCTTTTATATTTACTTAATTTATCTTAATTGAATCTCTTTACTAATATTGTAAAATTTTTAAGATAATTATATTGAATGTCCTTCTTATTATCTACAATTCCTAAAAATTTGTCCTAGCGGGTCCTGTGTCAAATTCTGCTTTTTTTATTTTTGTTTCTTTTATAACTGTTACAAATTGACTTACATCCTGCGCTGCTGCAATTAAATCATCATCTGGAATAATTTTTCCTACTTCTTCACTAAAAAGTGCTTTTAATTCTGCTAATTTATTTGCAATTTTATCTGGATGTAATGCTATAAGCACTTTTCTTAAAATTTTCTTATATTTATCTTGAATATCCTTCTCATCACCTTTAACACCTAAAAGTTTTTCCTTTATATTATGTATAGTCTTTTCAGTTAAACGCGGATCCTGTGCATTAACTCTATCTTGATAAGTTAAATTTATAGCATTAGGAAAAAAATGTTTAATTATTGTAAGAGAAATTTCTTCTTTTGAAGGTACTTTAGATTGTCTTCGTTGTGAACGTGGTTTAGGAGGTGATTTAGATTGTCTAGGAGGTGAATGTTGTTTAGATTGTCTAGGAGATTCTTTGGGAGGTCGTTTAGATTGTTTTGGAGGTGAATGTGGTTTAGATTGTCTTGGTGATTCTTTCGGTGGAGATTGTGGTTTAGATTGTCTCGGTGGTTCTTTAGGAGGAGAACGAGTATTAGATTGTCTTGGAGGTACATTAGATTCTCTGGGTTTTCTTGGTCGATTTCCAAATTGAGGAGTACCAGAAGGACTTCTTGGTTGATTTCCAAACGGAGGAGTACCTGAAGGACTTCTTGGTTGATTTCCAAACGGAGGAGTACCTGAAGGACCATCAAATCCACTATTAAATTGCGGAGATGGTCCTTCATTTGGAGGAAAAGTACCTGAACGATTATCAAATTGAGAATTTATTATATTTAGTATATTTTTACTATTTAATATGTTTGTAAACTCCCATTCATTATTTCTACATATTTTTAAATTTAATATTTTATCTCGATATGGATGTTCAAAAATTATATTTTTATAATCATTAATATATTTGAGAATATTTAAATTAAAAATACCAGATGATAATACATCATCATATGTCATAAGTCGAACATTATCTTTAAATTGACTAATCTGATTATTATTATATATATTATATATTAAATGATTTGGTGTATTAATACTATTAACACCCATTACGTATATATTTTGACCATCAGCAGATATACCAGAAATAAGTCCATAAGTATAATCAATTTCTCTTTCATTAGTTGGAAACCTAATAGCATCGGACATAATTACTAATATGCGAAAATCATATGATAAAAATTCTCCAGTTTGTCCTGTCATTATATCAGTAAGCATGTAAAACATACCTAAACGAGGGTCATCATTAATTCTAGTACGTCCATCAACCCTGCATACTGCATTATTCTCTGTAGTAAGAAAAACTATAGTGCCTACAGGAATATTACTCCATATTAAATAACTTTTTATATCAGTTATATTCATTACTGAACCATGTAAATCACTTGAAGTTAAATGAATATATCCACCTTTTACATTTTTCTGCATATTTTTTGAATTTATTTTCATTTAATTCTATTAATATAATATATTAATTTAATAAAAATTGATATTATTATTATTAATATATTTAATTATAATAAAATGAATTCTGTCAATTATCAAGATTGGGAACCAGTTGTCTTTAATAATAAAACTAAAGAACAAAAAAAACAGAATAATTTACCAAATCCTCCAGGATTTAAGGAGTATATTAAATTAGTAGAAGATGATATTCCTAAATTGAATAAAATTACTCGTGAATATGCGCAAATTATTATTGATGGACGCAAAGCACAAAATATTACTCAAAAAGAACTAGCACAAAAAATGTGTATTAAAGATAATATTATTAAAGAATATGAAAATTGTTCTGTAGTTAATTTTAATTTGCAATTTTATAAAAGAATTCTCAAAGCACTTAATATTGACCCTAAAACTATTTGTAAAAATTAATAATAATTATCTGTAATTATCTATAACTCATCTAAATATTTCCTAACATATTTTCCCAAAAATTACTCAATGTTCTAAAAATTTTTTTTGAAGAGAATGTAACAACAAATTTATCTATAAATATTTTTTATTCATAATTATATTGTAAAAAATAAGTATTATAAATCAAATTTTTTTAGAATAAATATTTAACCAGAATCATTTGAAGATATTGATGAAATATCATCATTACTATCTCCTTCTATCGAACCTCCACTGCTATTATAAGGTTCGAAACCAGCACTCATTGGTTCATTAGTATTCTTTAATATACTTTGATCAACTAAAGTAGTCTTAGATATATTATTTAATTTACTATATTCACTATCGGTAATACCTATCATAGATAATATATCTGTTTTTTCATCAAATGAAAAATATATTAAAGTAAATGAAAATATAAATATTATAACAAATATAATAGCATTAGTTGGATTAAATAAATCTTTTAATATTTCATATTTTTTATCAGGATATTCATTTAGTTCATTTTTAAAGTTAATATAATGATAAATACCAAATAAAATTATTGCAATACACAAAGCATATAATATTAATATATACATTATCTATTTATTTTTTTTATAATTCTTATATGAAATATTACGCACTTATTTAATTTTATCTACAAAACATTTATTTATATAATCAATTATACTTTTTGGTTCTTTAAGTTTAGTAATTAATTTTTTTTTGTTTTTTTCTAAATTTTTTAGTTGTGATTTTAAAGATTTAATTTCTTCCTTATTTAACTTATTATTATCATCTGTTAGTTTATTCTTAATTATTATTATATTATCTTCAATATTTGATAAACTAGAAGATAAAGCCTTTTCATTAACCTCTATATTACAAATAATATCTTCTGTTTTTGGATATGCAAATTTACTTCTATCATTACTTGTATTTATATAACTAATGATACCTGAAATATTATTCATAAAATCAATTATTTTATCATCATTAATTAAACCATTTTCATTACAATACATTTCTTTAAATAAATTAAAATCTTCTGGCATTCTATTATCTTTTTCTAATAATAAATTTAATATTTTTATAGAACTCATAGGATCATTTGTAAATGGTGTTGCTGACATTAATAATAATCTTAATGAATTTTTTCCAGAAACAGAATAAGAATGTTGTATCATATTTTGTAACACTTCTGGATTAGGTTTTTCCATATTCGAAAGAGTATTACTATATATTTTATGAATTTCGTCAATTATTATTAGTGTTTTTTTGAAAGGATCTTCTTTACCATTACGTTTAACCATTAAGTCATATAATTTGTTTTTACCTTTAATCATATTTGTAAATTGTTTGTAAGATATAGGTTGTATCCAATTAGAAC